GCCATTCCATTTTCAAGGAACTCCCTCTTGATGTGTTTGTGGTCAAAGGCAGCGGAATTCCAACCAACAAGGGCATCTGCTTCTTCCATCATGCTGTGAAGCTCTTCTAGCATAGCCTTCTTGCCATCGTGATGAACCGACTTGAAGGTAACTGTCTTCTTGCCCTGCCACTTTGCACCGAAGCACATCATCTCGGTGGGCTTGATGATTTGATTGATACCAATGTTCTGGTCCCAAAGCCCCCAAGTATAAACCTGCAGGGGTGTCGTCTCTATATCCAGCATTAATATTTTCATTATTCTCTCTCTTCTAGCAATTGTTCTAGCAACGCCATCTCTATGACCGCTAGTCTTGTTTTTATTCCTTCGCTACCCATAACTACCACTATAGCAGGGTCTTTGTTAGATTTCAAGGCATCAGTCGTAGCTTTTGCCCATACATCTTTATTTAAAGTAAAGCTCTTGCCAACCTCTTTGAAGTCAATTACGAAATTGTACCAAGATGCGTCACCTTTTTTGGTGTTGCGACCGGAATTTTTGTGGAGCTTAGCGCCTATCCTTTTACTCTCAGATCTTTCGCTCATAATCTCTCTTACTCTTTTTAGTTTGTAAGGACACACGGCTGAGATGTTTGTCACGACACATCCAGGTTATAACCTTTGTCTCCTCGTACAGACGCAGAGTTCCCACCTCACCTTTACAAGTTTGGCATTGAAACTTTCCGGGGAATATCGTATAGCTAGCCATCGATACTTGCCCTCAACTTTTCTTGCAACGACTTATCTTCTTTTACCTTTTCAATAAAAGCTTCCCGTCCCTGAACCTTAGTCCCGTCTTCAAGCTGATACCACGCACCAGTCCTAGAGACATGCCCAAGCATTTCTGCGGTATCTACAAGGTCTCCAATAGCGTCAATTCCTATCTGGCTTCCCCTAAAGTAGAAGTCGTACTCTCCAGACTCTCCTGGAGCAGAAGTCTTAGAGTTCTGGACTTCCCAACGAATCTTACGACCAACCTTTTGCTCAATCAACTTGTCTCCAGACCTAATTTTACTCTTAATAGCATTGTTGTCTGATGACGACGAGAACAGCTTAATGATTGTAGATGAGAAGAACTGTGTTGCATTCCCACCAGTAGGAACAGACTGGGTATACATTGGTGTAATGTTGTTCCTGGCTTGAGAGATGGCCATGATCAACGATGGCTTCTCCTGGTTATTCGCATAGTTAATCATCATCCAAGCATGTTTAAGATCTTTAGACTCTGCACCAATTTGCTTAGTATTATCAAGCTGCTTCAGCTCGTTAGAATCTTTCTCAAAATAAACTGCTGGTAGTAGAGAGCTAATACTATCAATGACAATCAGGTCAACGCCTGCGTGTAGCATTGCTACAGTGACGTCTACCATATCATTAATACTACGAGCTTCTGAGTATAATAGTTGCGAGGTGTCTACCCCCAGCTTTTGTGCCCAACTTTCATCGTAGGACATCTCAGCGTCTACCCAAGCACAGAGCTTGCCTTCTTTTTGCGCTAGACCAACAGTCTGCATGCACAAAGAAGACTTGGCACTAGCCTTGCTCCCCCAAAGGAGAACCTGCCTCCCATAAGGAAGCCCTCCACCCAATGCTCGATTCAAGCCTGGGCTAGGGGTAGGCTGAAATTCAGTTTTAATCCCAACTGCTGGCCCCAACTTTTTTCTAATCTTTGGATCTAGCTGCGATAGAGCTTCATCAATTGTTGTCATCAGAACCTAACACCGTGCCTTTCTGGTCTTTCTTTATTAAAGTTAACCTTGTTTTCTAGGGCCTGGTCTAGAGAAATGTCTGTATAGTCATTCTCTACTAGTCCAGCAAATAGGTCAAGTGTGCGAATGATAATGTCAGCCATCTCGTCTGCTATCTCGACCTTTCCCTTGTCTTTCCTGATTGCTTCCATAACCTCTACGGCTTCAGACACTACCATCATAAGTTGCTTGGTAATAAAAATGTCATCAACCACCTCTGGCCAGAAGCCTTTTTCTGTTGCGACTTGGTGCAGGTGCTCTGCCATTTCATCCAAGTATGTCATCTAATATCACTGTCCCGTCTTTTGTTTTTCCGAAAGAGAATGTGTGAACATTGCCTTCCTGAATCTTCATATATGCTTTGGCAAATGTAGTTGGAAACACTAGCACAGAATGAAGTTCTCTAGAAGAGTCTGCCACTGTTAGCGTTGCCATCTTTTTACCAGCTTTGGTTACCCTTGGCTTAAACGAAACCACAAACATTTCGTCATCCTTATAAGGCAACATTTTATAGTTTAAGAATTTAATGATTGCAGCATCGGAACCTTTGATTTCGTCAGCTGGGATAGCAGAAACAATACGATTATCACTTGCAAGCAACAGGTATGTTTTCCCTGTTTCAATTCCCGTCTGCTCTTCATCAAAGATGCCAACAGACCCAGTCTTGTCCAAGATCTCTACCCGAGACCAGCCCTTACCCCTCTTTATGGCCTTGACCATGCCCAGAAGGATAAAGCACCCTTTCTCCTCAAAGTCTATGACCTCATTAATAAAGGCGTGGTAGTGTGGAGGTACTGTAATATTAAACTCTGGTAAGTTTAAATATTCATATAGGTTAGACCTAATCTCTTCTTCGTCTCTTGGATTATCTGCAAAGTTTGCTGCTCCAATAACCCTAAGTGCCTGTAAGGACCTTGAGTTAACCCCAGTACCTTTACGTAGAGAGAACTCTTCTAGCTCTGCGTAAGAAGCAAATGGCCTTGCCGCCATAAACTTAGAAGCAATGTTATCTGAAATATATTTGATTCCAGAAAGACCAAACCTAATGCCCTTACCCTCAATCTTAAAGTCAGTATCAGAGTCGTTAACGTGTGGGAGCTTGATAGCAATGCCCATACGCTTAGTTTCAATTAGGTACTCTGTCCTAGCATCTTTATCCTTTTCATTCTTAAGAATAGAGAACATAAACTCTAGTGGATAGTGATACTTTAGCCATGCTGTCCAATAGGATAGAGTAGAATAAGCAACAGCGTGGGACTTGTTAAAAGAATACCCCGCGTGAGCCTCAAAGTCGTGCCACAAATCTGTAGCGGCATTAGGGGCCATGAACTTAGAAGCCCCCTCCACAAACTTATCCTTGAACACGTCAAACTCTTTGGCATCCTTCTTCTTACCAATAATCTTACGTACCTTGTCTGCCTCGACCATAGACATCCCGCCCAAGTTTACACAAGCTTGCATGACCTGCTCCTGGTACAAGATACAGCCATAGGTCTCTGAGGTAAACTCTTTCATAATTTGGTGATGAAAACGAATACTCTGCTTGCCATGCTTACGAGCGATATAGTCTTTTCCAATAGTGTTCATGGCACCAGGTCGAACCAAAGCATTAGAAGCAGCCAGCTCGTCAAAGTTGCTAACACCCATCTTAATCAGAAGGTTTGTATACGGAGTTGCTTCACACTGGAAGACGCCCTTTGTGTATCCACTAGAAAGCATTTCATAAATATTGGGGTCATCTAGATCGATCTTGAGCAAGTCAATATCTTTCTTGTGACGCTCTTTAATAATATCAAGTGCACTACGGAGAACGCTTAGCGTTTTCAGGCCCAAGGCATCAATCTTAATCAGACCAATACGTTCTGCCTCTTCCATATCTACCGCCACAACTGGGATACGCTCTCCAGAACCTGGAGCGGTACGTGTTTCCATTGGAGCATGACGAAAGATAGGCTCTTTACTGGTTACAACACCAGCGGCATGGATACCAGTGCCACGAATGCGACCACGCAGCTGGTCGCCATACTTCTCAATCTCTGGGTACTTTTCACGGAACCAAGCTGTTTGCTTGGAAGAGCAGTAGTCATCCCAGGTGTCAAATAACTTTCCAACCTTGTTAACGTCTGACAGAGGGATGTGCAGTACCCGAGCAATGTCACGCACAACACCCTTGTCTTTAAACTGCAAGAATGTTGCAATAGAAGCCACGTGTCGATATTGCTTAACTAGATAATCTTTAACCTCTTCACGCCTTGTGTCTTGAATGTCGGTATCAATATCCGGGAAGTCATTACGGTCTGGGTTAATAAACCTAAAGAATAGAAGCCCATATTTAATTGGATCAATGTCTGTGATCTTTAGGGCATAACACAGCAAAGAGCCAGCAGAAGAACCACGTCCAGGACCAACCTGGATTCCCTCCTTCTTTGCCCAGTTAATCATGTTGCGAACAACAAGGAAGTATGGCCCAAAGTTCTTTGACTCAATGACCTTAAGTTCTTCCTCTAGCCTGTCAAGGTACTCTTGGGTCTCTACTCCACGCTCTTTTAATCCTTCTAGGGCTAGGGTGCGAAGCTCTTGGTCAGGGTTTTGGTACTGAACCGGAAGCAGGTCCAGCCCATCCTTAATACTATAGTCTTCTACCTTATCAGCAATCTCTAAGGTAGATTCATAGATATCTTCTCTATCAATACCCTGAGACATCATCGCTGCCCGCATTTCTTCATCGGACATGAGGTGGATATCAAACTTGTTAAAACTCATTTGTCGATCTGCACCATAGAGATAATCAAGTCTGTCCATGAGATTGGCATGCTTCTTAGACTTTTCAAAGGTAGCGTCTTTTTCAATCTTATTACTGTATGTATTAAGAATTAGCTTAAGCTCTTGAATGTCCTTCTGCCCTGTGTGTGCATGGTGACAGTCTGGAGTCACTACTGGCTTTACCCCGAACTCATCTGCCAGAGCTAGTAGCTGGTGGTTAATCTCAGCTGGGTTATGTGGCATTACCTCAATGTAATAGTCATCGCCAAAAACACCCTTGTGCCACTCTATTTGTCGCTTAGCCTCTGCAATCTCTCCAGCTTCAATTGCTTTAGCAACAGTTCCGCTGAGGCACCCAGAGGTAACGATAACGCCCTCTTTGTACTGCTCTAAAACTTTATAGTCAATACGTGGCTTCTTGTAGAAGCCCTCTGTCCAACCAATCTCATTAAGTCTATTAAGATTTTCTAGACCTTTTTGGTTCTTGGCTAGGAGGACTATGTGATTGTAGACCAAGTCCAAAGGACCTTCTCTACTATCCCGATCCCGCTTATCAAAGCGGTCTTCAGTAATATAGCCCTCCACGCCAAGTATTGGCTTAATGTTCTTACTTTTTGCAGCGCGATACATCTCTCTGTGACCAGAAAGAGAACCGTGGTCAGTGATTGCCAAGGCAGTCATTCCCAGTTCTGCCGCTCTGTCTACATACTCCTGTGGAGTAGCGATTCCATCAAAAAGACTGAAATGAGTGTGAACATGTAAGCCAACATACCCCATCCTAGATTACCACTCCACGTTAGTGGCAGAGGTAACAGAGGGTGTGTCAAAGCCCAAGTAGAAGGCTTCCTGCTCTGCATAAGGGATCTGTGTGAGAGCCAGCTCAAGGTTAAACGGCTCTACCTCACCCCAGGCGAATGGCTCACTATCTGGAGCCGAAGGAATAAGCGTGTAGCTTGTTTCCGTACCCTGACCGTTACGCTTAAGCTTCCAGGTAAGATTTGAAATGCTACCCGTCTCCAAAGCGTATTCCCGAATGGTGTTGAAAGACGACATCTTGCTGACACCCATTGACCAGATAGCGGCGTATGGCTCTTCAATTCCATCGTCAACGAGAAGGTTGCAGTAGAAACGAAGACGTCCACGCCACCCAGCTTTTGGATCCTTGCGATGCATCTCTTCAGCCCAGTCTCGGCCCTCTGAGTCCATAGTGTCTACGGCCTTACGACGGTAGTCTTTTGGATTGGTGTGTTCTTTAACCACCAAGGAAAGGCCACGGCTTTCGTTATAGTTGGCAGACTCATCGTCCAGCTCTTCGATAAAACGAATCTTCACTGACTGTGCGTCTGCTAGTTTCAGCCAACGAACGCGAGGCTTGTCGCTGTCGTACTTTGGCTTGTCAAGTAGGGCATTAATATTTTTGAGACCCTTAATTACACTCATATTTTTCTCCTTATATTTTTTGTATATACTTTGTTTATACTGTTATTGTAGTATTTCGGCTATTGACTGGTCGAAGCTAAAACTTAGAGCTTTAATGTCTTCGTCATTCATGTCGCCTATATCTTTATATTTTGTTTCTAACAACAAGACAGAGACGCGAGAACCAAGCTTTTCTGTAAGCCTGGTTTTCATGTTGCCGCCTGCCTCATCGTTGTCTGCAATGACAATTATATCATTGAAGTATTTTTTTAGCAAGTCCACTTGGAAATTAGACACGTTTGAGCCAAGTGTTGCTACCGCTGCAAAACCGCACTGGTCAAGGCGTATGGCGTCAAAAGAGGACTCCACCACATATACAGTACGTGAATTCTTTACACGGTTTAAATTAAATAAAGTCTTACCTTTTGGAAGACCTGGGGTATTCTTAAAGGTCTTCCCCTCTACAGATCTACCGACAAATCCAACAAGCATTCCGTCTGGGGAATGAACTGGGATAGTTGTCATGTCTTGCTTGTCTGAGTAGCCCAAGCTAAACTTTTTAATAGAACTATCACTAATCTTGCGACCACTATAGTATGTATGGGCACGAGGCGACTCTATCGCTGTAGAGTGTAGCCTCTTTACCTGAACCTCATCATATTGAACATATAGGGGCTTCTCTACAAGCTTTTGATCTATCTCAGACTCAAGGTTGGTTGCCACCTCCTTGCTCTTAATAAACCTAATAGCTTCAAAGTAAGTTCTGCCAGTCTGGTGCATAACGAACTCAGCAAGGTCTGCGACGTGGTGGCAAGAAAAACAAAAGAATGTACCACGAACTTTGTCAATTTCTCCAGCTGGAGTTCTATGATTGCCGTGAAAAGGGCAGAAGATGATGAAGTCTGTGTCTACCTCAGACTCTATATCTACACCACTTCCTGCCAGGATTCGCTTAACTTGCTCTGGCGCATAGGAATGACCAGCGTTCCGTCTACTCCTAATATCCATTCGCTCTTTCTCTTCCCCACATAAATTCCATACATTGAAAGCTTAAAATTAAAACCTTTTATGTTTTCATTATACCCTATAGTAAAGTTTTCGTCAATGTCTAATCTTGGAACATACCCCGCAAATCTCATCTCTGCAATTAAAAGATCTGAGTACTCTATGCGTAGTCTCCAGAGAATAGAGTCGTCATAGATGTTGCCATCTAGACTGTAAAGCTTTATTGGCTTGTGGTGTATGCGTTCCATTCATCCATTATAAAGCCCATTTGTTTATTTAGTTGAGATTTAGGACATCTTTATATTTGTAGAGCCCCTTATCGAAGTCTACCTGAACCATAAATTCTCCCATAAAGCCATTCCTATTTTTTCTGAAGACACACTCCATGACATCGCTGTTGCTGCCACGACCCAGAGCTATGACCCAGTCAGCGTCATAGGCTATCTGACGGCTCCAGGCAGTCTGGCCCAGAGTTGGAACAGTATCTAATTTTGTAACGTCATCTGGAGTCGCTGAGGAGATTGCAATAATAGGAACCTCTTCAGAAATTGCCATAAGCTTAAGTTCACGAGACAGGTTCTTCATCCTTACTGTCTCATTGTCTGACTTCTGGTTTGGACTCATCAGCTGAAGGTAGTCTACAATCACAAAGTCTGGCTTGTATTGATCAATCTTTCCACGCAAAACCGACGGAGTAATCTCTCCACCACTATCATTAGAAATGATGTGAAATTCAGGCTTACCCTGTAAATGATTCTTGTGCCAAGTAGCCAAAGTGTCTAGCTCAATATCTCCAGAACTTAGTTTCCTGTGAGACCAAAGTCCCTCCCCCATAATAGTGAATACTCGGTTACGAACCTCTGTCTCAGACATCTCCAAGCTAATAATTAATGGAGATCTCCCCTGCTTCCAGGCTTGTACTGCAAAGTATAGCGATAGCCACGACTTGCCAATACCAGGATAAGCAAGGAAAACCCCAAGCTGTCCAGGCATAATTCCTGAAGGTAGATAGTCATCAAAACCTGGCAAGCCAGTCTTAATACCAATAGATCCAGCTTCCTGTTGCTTCTTTACATTTTCAAAGAATGCAATAGCAGAATCTAAATCTGTGACATCAATATCCCTAATGGTAGATGTATTCTTTTTAAGCTCTGAGGTTGATCCAATAAGTTTTTCTAGAGCCTCGGAACCCTGACCTAGCTGGACCTCTGTTGCAGCATTGCGTAGAATATCTTTAAGGCTGTCATTTAGATACTCAACCTGAAGCTCATCAAGGTGATGTTTTGTTGCTCCAATACCCTTGAGAGGTTCAAAGTCCCTAAACTTTTCTACAACCAAACCCACTGGCGGAACGGAATGATTGTTCTCAAAGTAGTTTCTGATAAACAGCCAGACATCATTGTGAGTACGCAGAAGATTATCTACATTTGCCTGTAACAATACATGGACTTGTTTGTCCTCTAGTACTGCAGAAATTAGTTTTGCTTCCGTATTACTCATTTAACCATGCCCTCGCCATCTTTTGCCTTTCGGCTCTCTCTTGTAAATCTTTTTCTAAACGTTTTCTAGCTTCGATAATCTTGTCTGCATAATTAGCAAAATATGCCCAATTAGGATTGGGAGAAACATCAAAGTAGTATTGCATTAGGTCATAGCACATAGACATGCCATATGACTCAATTAGGCCATCGGCGGCCCATTGCTCCTTGTTAATATTGTGTACGGGCTTCTCTTCATAGCGCAGCGTATGCAACTTACTGTAGCGACTGAGCAAAGCCATTCGGTCTCTGCGCTCGGCCACTAGTCTGTAGTTTCTTTAGCTTCGTTAATTTTGGTGATAAGCTTTTGTTCTACAAAGTCATACACCCGAGAAAATGCATCATCTACATTCTCATCCTGACGCACAGAATCTTCAACACCAAGATCGATTCTGAGTGACTGGAAATTGCCAAGGTTCAGTGTATAACCCA